GGGTGCTTCCCTTGGCGACTTCTTTTCCGACAAATCCAGATGCTTTACCAAGCATCCCTTTGCCTTTTTCGACGACTCCCGCAGCACGTTCTCTATAGACTTTACCGATTCGAGATTGTTTCGCAATACCCGAAAGAGGTTTACCATTTTTATCGAGCAGTTGTTCTGCACCAAGACCTCTGTTTTTAATGAAGTCAGTCGCCTTTCCACGTAATGTATTTACGCGATCAGAGATAAAGTCAGTTGCCTTACTTTTAATTGCGTTTACGCGACTTGTGACTTTCTCTGCAGCACCTTCAACAAAGTTGGTTCCTTTGCTGAATACACCCTCTGCTCTTCCGGCAAGTTTGGAAAGTCCAGGAGAATATCTTTGATTCTTCAGACCCTTTAATATTCCTTCGCTGCCAGATTTGAAACCAGCATACCCAGCAGCGATTCCGCCAAGTAGAGATCCTCCTCCACCCTGTGCACCCGCAGCACCTTGGGAACCTGCTGGACCCTGTCCACCATTTCCAGTTGCAGGAGTCTCTGGTGTTACTCTAGAATTTAAGGATTCTGTTCCTCCGATAACTACCTTTGGAGTAGATTTCTCTTTTGCTTCTACCTTCGCAGATGCCTTTTCAGCATTTTGTTTATCAATATTTTCCGCACGTTTTTCGGCATTAGCAGATGCTTGTTCTGCGTCTACCTGTGCTGCTTTGTTGCGATTCATAACTTCTTTTACATTAGAACTTGGATCCAACTGCTTTTTACCAGAAGGGGCAACGCCAGCACGTTTTTTATCGAATAACTTATCTTTAATCTCTACTAGAATCTTTTTGATATCAGTTAAGATAGATGCAACATCATTCTTATCATTAGATGCAACTCCACCTTTGGCAGACTGAATCTTTACCTTTGGGTTTCCAGAAGAAGGTTTATCTCGCTCCTCTTGAATCTTTTTTTGTTCTTCGGTAAGATTTGTAACATTGTCGACGGAGTTAAACTCTGCAGTAGATTCTTTGGTAGACTGGTTTGTTTCTGTCTTATTATCATTGGTAGAGTGAGAAGTAGACTGATTAGTTTCCGTCTTACTATTAATCGCATCAGAGAACATTTTCTTCAAACGTTCTACTTCTGAGACCTTTTCATTAGATTGGTTTACCTCGTTGCGAATTTCTTCTCGGCGAGATTCTTGTGAGTTGAATATGCTACCAAGAACTCCACTCTGAGGTGTCAATCCTCTTTTGAATCCACCCATAAATTCACTACCAGCGTTTTTAAATCCTTCTTTAAATCCTTTGGTTGGTGCACCTTCTCTCCCAGATTCTTTTGAGTTTCCAAAAAATTGTTGCTTCAATCTATTGCCGAATGTATCATCTTCTCCTTTTAGAGTCAATCCTTCCGACTTAAATCTTTCATCCAGTGTTTGGTTTTGAAGATTCTTTCCAATATCACCAAATTCTTTTGGTCCATCGCTCTCGCTTCTAGCAATCATTTTTGCTGCAAGATCGTTAATATCTTTTAGAGAGTTTTTAAATTCTTCGACAGTCTTGAATTGCAATTTTGTAATTGCATCCAATGTATCTTCCAATAATTTCTTATCTTGCTTCTCTAAAGATCTTAGTGTTTCGTCATTATTCTTTTGAATAGATTCAACAAAACTATCGACCAATCTTGCGGATGCTTGTATATCTGCAGGTCTGTTTTTATTGAGATCAAGAAGTTTGCGAATCTCAGAAAACTGTTTGTCCCTGTCGCCAGATTGCATTGGTTTTGCCCCAGAACTTGAAGGGTTCTTGGCGGTTTCTATTACCTTAGCGAATCTTTCCGAAGTGGATTTAGGTTCCATTAATACTGCTGCCTTTGTTTATCTGCTTTTTCTTTTAGATGTATTGACAATAAACCAACATAAACTTCCCTTTCCCAAGGCATCATATTTTCAAGTTCACTTAATGAGTATTTATGCTCATGCATTAAAATAAAGTTGGTCTTATAATGATTCCTCAAGTTATCATGAGAAAGGGTTATTCGAAAAAACTTTCTACTCCATCAAGGAAAACAACATTGTGTGTTGAACAACTTGGGCAATCATATTCAATCTTGTGTTCGATTCTAGGCATAGAAAGAAAGAATTCTGTAATCTTCTTAAACTGCTCGGAAGTTAGATTGTCAACAAATTGCTCTACGTCTTTTCTTTGAAGATCTTTGGTAGTGAAAACTTCGTCGGCAGTATATACACTGTCGATACAAGAAACAACCAAATCATATGTTGTAGATTCACCCTTCATATCGAGTGAGGTTGGATACCTCATAATAATTCCAAGTCCGCCACCAACATCAATCTTATTTGTATGACCCTCGGTAAGTGTCGGTTTGATTGTAGTCAGATCAAGTTCCGCTGCAGTCTTGTGACCACACTCACCACAAACTAAATTAAACTCAGTTACCTGACCAATAGATTCCGATCGAAGTCTAATGAAGATATTCTGAAGTTCAAAGAATGGTAGTTCACTGCCAGTCAGTTTACCGAAACTACAAACATCTGTAATTTCTTGCATAGCATTTAACATCTCACTTTGGTCTTCAGATTCCGATGCCAGAATCAGTAACTTTTCTTCTTTGACCAAAAATGGTCTGAATTTAACTTTTTCTTTAGTTCCAATCATTTCAATGTAAAACGTTGGTGTTTCCATAACAGGTAACATAATATTCTCCTAATAAATATAAAAAACTGAATTAACTAGAACCACCTTCCAAAGCGTTCTGTTGTCCAAGTAATCCGCCAACAAAATTTGCACCTTTTTGCACAATATTTTGATCCTGATACCAATTCCTAAATGTAAAGGTTACTGGTATTCTAACAAATTGTGTATTGGACCATGCTAATGATGCAGGTGCCATTGATCTTGGCCATGCTTCTTCGATAATCCATTTATTCGTTACTTCGTCTTTTTGGTTCAATGAGTATAATTCTATTTGACATGTATAATCTTCATAGGGAAGAACATATCTTTTTTCTGGATTTACAATTTTGCGCATCCATGTGTCAAAATATTTCTTTACCGCCCAGTCGCTGTTGCACAGAAATGTAAACGTTGCAGATTCTCCATTGTAGTCTAGAAACGTTGCACGATTTTCAACTCGGTTATTATACTTGTATGGTTTAGATCCCATCATTAATCCAGGAAATATTGCTTCTTCACACATAAGTGAAATGTTTTGTGTATTACCATTTTCTGGAGTGTTTTTCGATCCAGCAAGAACCTTCGTCGCGTCGTTTATACTAAAATTTAAAACTGGGATTTCAGTATCTAAAACTGCATTCACGATGGTATTTGCTACACCATTCAAGCATTTCGGTGTTCCGATAATTACTTCGAATCTGTGCGATCTTGCCAAATCCTTGGTGCCAACTTCTGCGAGAAACTCTTTGAGTCCTTGTCCTGCCATTAGTATTTACTCCTCGAGTCTCTGAATACTTCTTCTTTTGTTTTTTTCTGGAATGCTTCAAGGGGTAGAAAAATGGCACTTTTCCAGTCAGAGGGATTTATCTTCATAAATCTTGATTGAACATGTGTAGTTAAATAATGTTTGATACAAGGTTTTACTTCTTTAGCACTGCTTATGCCTTGTAACATTTGATACGACATTCTAATTTTAGTTGTGGGTGTAAAGGTTTTCGAGTCTGCAAATTTTAGCAACTCACCAAGAATCTTTCCTCTAACTAAATATGGTGCATAATGTAAATTGATTCCATAAAATCCTCCAGGTGCTGGACCGAATGGCAGCACTAACGGGAAAGCATCATAGAATGGTAATTCGTTTTTCCATTTCGGATCGTAATAGTACATATACATCGAACCAATTTCGATGTTTGACTTTAGTTCTCCAATATCAGATTGCATTGCTGTAGTCGACGATAAACTCGCGCCGACTAGTTTTTGAGCATTGCGCATATACCACCAGATAGACTTTTGCCCATCTCCAGCTTTAGCACGAAGGTTTTCGAACGGATTTGCCATAATAACTATTTATTCGTTATTCCCAATTCTTTTTCAGTTAATATAAGAAATTTCCAGGTTCTATCAAGGCAGAACTCGGTTGCTGCTTTCCACTTTGCTTGATTCACACCCCACGTCATTACTTCTTGAAGAAACTGTTTTGTTTTTCTTTTTGGGATTTTTGGTTCCCGTGTAAACTTGGCGGGTTTAATTTCGATCAAATAACGTTGATCATTGACTTTGATATAGAAGTCGACGAAGTATCTGTGGACTCTCCCATCAACAGGGGATCTATATGGTATCGCAAGTTCTTCTGATCCCCACTCGGAAACACTATCATTTGCATCACACCACTTCATAAACTTTAATTCATAACTTGAACGGAAAATGATGTTGGTCGGATCCCCAATATACTTATTGGGTTTTTGAATATTGTATCTACCTTTTAGGGAATCTCTTGAATAAACCATATAAATATAAGAAAATAACCAATCTAAGGGATATTTATAAGTGGCAGAAACGAACGAAGCCTTTGTTGAACCAAAAGATACTGCGAGAGAATCCTATACTCAAAAATATGGAATAGGATCTGGTGGATTGCTTCGGTATCCACTTGACTTGGTTGACCAGTCTCCGCATTACATTATCTTTTACCCGCTGGTAAGAGAAGGTTCACGATTGGGTGAAAATTTTAAAAACTCAGGCGGACAGGTCTTTGATCAGAGTGCAGAGAACCGACAGCAACCAAAAAATGCGACTGAGCAATCTGCTGCTCTTGGCGCAGGTATTGGCGCTGGTCTTGGTATCGCTGAACAGTTGACCAACGGTGGAGGCAAAAATGCAGGTGGGGTGAGTCTTCTTAGTAAACTTGGTAGTGTAGTTGCTAAAACCGTTGGGGGAGCAATTGCTGGCGGCGTAATTGGTAAATTATCAGGAAGTCAGGAACTATATACGGGTGCTGGTGGGATTGCTCTGCAGATGCCTGAAAATAAAATGTCTTCTGGGTATAGAGCAACATGGGAAGCACAAGAAATGGGTACGTTACTCGGCGCGATCGGTGCTGGTAATAGATCTTTATTGGGGGCAGCGAATCCATTAAGTCCAGATAATATGAAATTGGCGCTACGTTCTGGCGGCAAACTTTCGAAAGTTTTGAGTGATAATGCTTTGGATGTTAATAAAGTATTAGAATCTAATACTAAAAGTGTGCCAAATCCATATAAAGAACAATTCTTTAAATCAATGTCGAATAGAACATTCATGTTTGAATACAATTTCGCTCCGAGAAGTTTAAAAGAAGCAGAGACAATTTTTACTCGTAGATCTGGTGGGGGTGGAGATAATATGGGAATTATTCAAAAGTTCGCATATCATATGCACCCAGAACTTAGAGACTCTGGGTACTTCTTTAATTATCCTTCAGAATTTTCTATCGTTTATTATCATGCAGGAAAAGAGAATCCGTTTGTTCGTAAAATTTCTACGTGTGTTCTAACTAATATGACAGTAGACTATGGTAGCGACACTGGATTTACAACGTTTCAAGAAGGTATGCCAACACATGCTACTATGCGATTAGAATTCTTAGAACTAGAACTGATGACCGCACAAAGAGTTTATCAAGGATTTTAAAATGTATTTTAGACAATTTCCAGTACTACGAGGAAAGTTCGATGGCAAATATAAGGGTGTCACGGATATTTTCTTGCGTGTCGCACCACAAAATCCTATTAAAAAAATAGAATTTTTAGAAACAACTTATGTCCAAGATGGAGAAACTCCAGAATTACTGGCGTTTAAAATGTATGAACGAGAAGACTATCATTGGATTCTAATATTGATCAATAATATCGTTGATGTTCGTGAAGAATGGCCGAGAAAAGAAAGAGATCTTTATTCTTATTGTTTAGAAAAGTATGGCGAGAATAATATCTATCAGGCAGTGCATCATTACAGAACGACAGATATGCTAGAATCACAAGGTGTTCCGAAAGGAATTATTGTTGATTACGATGAAGAAAAAATGGAATCTGGTGAACACGAATCAGTTACAAACTGGGATTATGAATTTGAATTGAACGAAGACAAACGAGAAATTAAGTATATCCCTAAGAATTTAGTTGGCAAATTTGTTTCGGAATTTCAAAGAATAATTAGAGCATAATATGGCGGATAATTCAAAATCATTATCAAATCCTGGTGACGTAACATTTAAGACTGTTGAGATTCAAAGTGTCAACGGTGACGTTCTTGACATCAAAAGTTTTGTTGTCGAACTAAACATCTATGAGGATATATTCTCAAACGCACTACAGGGTGTTTTGATGGTTGTAGATTCGAAAGAACTTATATCTGGTCTACCTCTTGTGGGCGACGAACTGTTAAATCTTTGGATACAAACTCCAACCTTTGGCGATGGATACGAAGACAGTATCAAAAAAACTTTCTCAATTTATTCCATTAAGAATAGAATGCTTAATGCCGACCGCGAACAAATGTATTCATTATACTTTTGTTCTATGGAAGCAGTCAGTGATAATGTCACACAAGTCAGTAAAAAGTATGAGGGTACTACCGACGAAATTGCAGACAAACTGTATACGGAGTATCTAAAACAAAAACGTTGTTTCGGTGGTATCGATAACAAAGACGAAACTCCGATGATTATCGCGGATACTCCGCATGAAGGTAAGATTGCCTTCGTAGCAAATATGTGGTCTCCATTTCAGTGTTTAAATTATGTTGCGCAGAGATCTATCGGTGCAAAACAAAAGGGTCCCAGTTTCTTATTCTATGAAACGAAGATGGGATTTTACTTTACTTCTATTGACAATTTAATCAAAAGTCAGTTAGATCTTAGTTCCATATATGCAGAATATGTGTTTTTACCAAAACCTGTTGATCCTACAATTGAATTAAAAGATGACGAAACATTACACACGGTGAAACCTGGATTGGACAAGGGATTCAGTACTGTATCTGATATTCGTTTTAGTGAACAGATCGATATTTTGAAGTCTCAAGACAATGGAAGATTTGCCAGTACTACTACAGTTTTTGACATTATGATTAAAGAAGCAACTAATAGACCACACGATTATTCATATTCATATCCTGATATCATTCATATGGAAAATTATCGAGTTGAAAACGGAAAAGCAACATTTGATGAGAAAGCAAAGGATAATATGACATATCCTGCGAACGTAACTCGTTCTGCATTGTCTAAGCGTTTCTTCCGTCCTGTGCATAGAAAGGTTCTCACTACAAGTGACGATGAGATGCTAGATTATGCGCCAGATAAATGGTTGGGTATGCGCCAAAGTGTTCTTGAAGATATC